ACGAAGCCTTGACTACATTTATAGCAACTGTTGCACAGACATTAGGACCAGAAGCGTTGATGAAATACATTGACCCAAGCGAAGCTATCAAACGATTAGCAGCAGCACAAGGTATCGACGTACTGAATCTTGTACGTACAGCAGAACAACTAGAACAGCTTAAACAGCAGACAGTACAAGATAAGACTAACCAGTCACTTGTAGATCAAGCCGGTCAGCTTGCTGGTACACCACTTATGGACCCATCTAAGAATCCAGATGTGGCAGAGCAAGCCTCAGCTGTACTAGGTAATTTACAACCACCAGAAGAATAAATGGCAGAGACTAACACATTTACAGTAGACACTTCACCACAAACAGAAACCGTAACTGACGATCTTACCACTGACGAGCAAGACTCTCTTGCCGTTGGTGAAAAGATAGTCGAGCAACAGGAACAACTGTTAGCTGGTAAATATAAAGATGCACAAGAGCTAGAAAAAGCTTATGTAGAGTTACAGAAAAAACTTGGTGACAAAGAAGAGGATACAGATACAGCTAGTGCTAAGGAGCAGTCCGAAGATACACCTAAAATGTCTGACGGAGCTACGCTTATTACCGACGCTAGTAAAGAGTACTTTGATAATGGTAATAAGTTATCAGACGAAACTCTTGCTAAGTTCTCTTCTTTATCTAGCCAAGATCTTCTCAAAGCTTACATGGAAGTGCAATCTAACCCAGAGTTTCAACAGCAAAGTGCTCCACCAGCTGAGATTACTACCTCTCAAATCAATCAGATTAAAAACTCAGCAGGCGGCGAGCAAGCCTATGCTCAAGTAGTAAACTGGGCTAAGTCTAACTTACCTTCAGACCAACTTACTGCATTTAACGAAGTCGTAAACTCAGGCAGCGTACAAGCTATACAGCTGGCGGTGTCTGGACTCAAAGCAGAGTACGATAATGCAAATGGAGTAGAAGGCAGAATGGTAACAGGCAAAGCAGCTACTAATAAAGGGGACGTCTTCCGTAGCCAAGCTGAATTAGTATCAGCTATGAGCGACAGAAGATATGATAACGACCCAGCCTACAGGCAAGATGTTATCGAAAAACTTGAACGATCAGATTTGGATTTTTAATTATGCCCCAAGGTAAAGGAACTTACGGTAGTAAGAAAGGTAGACCACCAGCTAAAGGAAAGAAGGTGTCAAAGGGACTAGCCGCACTCGCAAAAAAAAGACCACAAGTTGCGGCTGCAATCATGAAAAATAAGAGGAAAAAGTAATGGCAGAACCTTATGATCTAACACCCATCCCTAAAAAGAAACTGAAAAAAATGCAGAAGAAACTAAAGGGAAAGGGTGGTAGCCCCTATGACTACTTTAAAGAAGACAACAACGGACCAGTCTAATGGCTGTAAAAAAAAAGAATGTCAGCCTAAAGATGGGCAAGCACAAGTCTCGCTCAGGCGGACTGACAGCAGCCGGTAGAAAAAAGTACAACAGAGCTACCGGCTCTAACCTCAAAGCACCGCAGCCCGGAGGTGGTGCACGTAAGCGTTCTTTCTGTGCTCGCATGAGTGGAGTAAAAGGACCGATGAAAAAACCAAACGGCAAGCCTACAAGAAAGGCTCTCGCCCTACGCAAATGGAAATGTTAACATGGCTATGACATACGATGAGGACGGCAGGCAATCACGCACTATTACAGAGAGGAAGCGGAGACTCGCCCGACTCGATCCTGATTTTGAAATAGAAAGAGACATCTTAGAAGCTAGAAATAACAAAAAAGCAAAACAAGATGCTGGTATGGATATGCTACTAGATGCGATTAAAAAGAAAAAGAAAAAAGGAAAAGTCTAATGGCTAAACGAGGATTGTACGCAAACATTCACGCCAAGCGTAAGCGAATCGCCGCTGGCTCTGGTGAGAAGATGAGAAAGGTGGGTTCTAAGGGCGCTCCCACCGCCGCTAACTTTAAACGGTCAGCGAAAACAGCAAAACCTTACAAGAAAAAATCAAAGAAAAAGTAAATGTCACCCGAAAACTTATTCGCAAACGAAACACCCCCAAGACTTATGTCAAATCATAACCACGACAACGATCAGTGGCACGTAGCAGAGGAAACTAATGGACGCCTTGCTATGATAGGCTTTGTAGCCGCACTAGGTTCATACTTTTTTACAGGACAAATCATCCCCGGAATATTTTAATGACACCAGAAGCAGAAAGATTTAATGGTTGGGCAGCTATGCTCGGCTTCGTAGCAGCTATAGGAGCCTACGCAACAACAGGAAACATCATACCCGGTGTATTTTAATGGCAGCTATCTCACTAACAAGAGAAAGCCAAGCCAGCAACTGGGAGAAATTCTGTCAGTGGGTTACAAGTACAGAGAATCGCCTATACGTAGGTTGGTTCGGTGTCTTGATGATCCCTTGCTTACTAGCAGCAACAACTTGTTTTATAATCGCCTTCATCGCAGCACCGCCTGTAGACATAGACGGCATACGTGAGCCCGTTTCTGGCTCGTTAATATACGGAAACAATATTATATCAGGAGCAGTCGTCCCCTCCTCTAACGCAATCGGACTACATTTTTACCCTATATGGGAAGCTGGAACCATGGACGAATGGCTCTATAATGGCGGACCATATCAACTCGTTGTCTTTCACTTTCTCATAGGCGTCGCAGCTTATGCAGGCAGACAGTGGGAACTATCATACAGACTCGGCATGAGACCTTGGATCTTTGTTGCTTACACAGCACCACTATCCGCAGCTCTTGCAGTTTTCTTAGTTTATCCATTTGGTCAGGGTTCATTCTCTGACGGCATGCCTCTAGGAATCAGTGGAACATTCAACTTCATGTTTGTCTTCCAAGCAGAACACAACATCCTTATGCACCCCTTTCATATGCTCGGAGTTGCGGGTGTGTTTGGTGGTGCTTTGTTTGCTGCTATGCACGGAAGCCTTGTTACTTCCTCAATCCTACGGGAGACTACGGAAGAGATCTCACAGAACTACGGATATAAGTTTGGTCAAGAAGACGAGACTTATAACATCGTAGCAGCACACGGCTACTTCGGTAGACTTATATTTCAATATGCTTCTTTTAATAATTCTCGTAGCTTACACTTTTTTCTCGCTACTTGGCCAATGGGCATCTGCACAATGGCTTTCAACCTTAATGGTTTTAACTTTAATCAGTCCATCGTTGACGTTAACGGCAAGATCATACCTACATGGGCTGACGTTCTAAACAGAGCTAACCTTGGGTTTGAAGTTATGCACGAAAGAAATGCACACAACTTTCCACTTGACTTAGCATCAGCTGAGTCCACAAACGTAGCCCTTACAGCACCAGCTATAGGGTAAGACCACGTCCGTTCATCTCTTCGGAGACGCATGATAACCTAGCATGGAACGGGGCTAGGGTATATGGAGATTACAATGCAAGTAACTTACGTATATCGTGGCATTGCTTACACAAAATTTGTGAAGTAATAACAGCACGGGGAGCACCTCAGAGTCGGACTCCCCTGCCCTTGGCTTTTGCCCTCTAAGGAGGATACCTCTAGCCGTCTAGACGGTGTGGATAGACACACAAAATCTCGAGAAAAATTAGTACTAAGCAATATCAATCTTTTTTTAATCCATAACAATGGCACAACAATCAACCAATGACCCAGCAAGTCTTACACGGACGGGTCAATCGAACAGTACAGGTGACGTAAGAGCCCTGTATCTAAAGCTGTTCAGTGGAGAGATGTTCAAAGGCTTCCAGCGTAACACAATCGCTAGAGACCTTGTAATGAAGAGAACCTTATCTAACGGTAAGAGTCTTCAGTTCATCTACACTGGACGCACAAAAGCCGAGTATCATACACCCGGTAACAGCATACTAGGTAACTCCGATGGAGCACCTCCAGTAGCTGAAAAGACAATTACATGCGATGATTTATTAATCAGTTCAGCATTTGTCTATGAGCTAGACGAGACATTAGCACACTACGATCTACGTGGTGAGATCTCTAAGAAGATCGGCTATGCTCTAGCTGAGAAGTACGATAGACTCATCTTCCGTCAAATTGCGAAGGGAGCTAGAGTTGCTTCACCAATCACTAAGTCAGGCTTTGTTGAGCCCGGCGGAACACAGATCAGAGTAGGTACAAACAACCAAGCATCTGATGCTTATGTACCAGCTTCACTAATAAACGCTTTCTACGATGCAGCCGCTGCACTAGATGAGAAAGGAGTTTCTACTGAAGGTAGAGTAGCTGTGTTGAACCCAAGACAGTACTACGAACTAATACAAAACAT